GCCTACGTCCCTCTTTACTAATAATTTACCATTCTTTTCGACTGCTATGAAGTCGTCCCTGCACCAGTCCGATTATCGTCGGCTGGCAACTTGATGGCCACACTGCCACAATCGCAGCTAGTGGGTGGCGCATCGGCGGAACGTAGATTCATACTACGTCGTGATTATCATCAGCAAACTATTTCGAGGAGAATTTTCCAACTTCTACCAGGCACTCCCCTGTGTCAAAATCTTCGTAGGGTGGCAACTGTTCCTCCGGCTCGATCATGAGAGGAAAAGATTCCTTTCTGACGGTCAAAGGAACAGAAAACCACCTTCTTGTCTGGTTAATTGAATAACGGCTCAACTGAGAACCCTCGCCGAACCCCGAAAGGTAAGGCAGAAAGTTCGGACGGTGAGGCCTAACTTCAGATAACTTCAACAAAAAACTCAACTTAGATCTTTTCGCAAGGGAGCTGAACTCAACGGAAAATTTCCATGAGGCCAATTCACACGCACTCTTTCTTTTGTCATCTTTACTTAATAACGCCGGATCTACGAAAGAACACCTATCCTTGGGCAAGACCACATTGTGATCTGGACCTAAGTAAGGTAGTTCGGCCGAAACCGGGCACATCATTAATTCGAACTTTCTCGTCAGTCTCCACGCAAGGTCTCCACGGAAGCCAAGCTCAAGAGTCGTCAAGCGTTGAGATTTCAAAAGCGGCAGGTGCCACCTAAAAAACTCAACTCCGGCTCTAAAACGCAGCTTACCGTCGATTCCAGAAATGAAGTCACGAAAGGTTCTGGCAATAGAAGACACGTCGTCACATTCGGCCAACATGCCGAATCTTACGGTTTGCTTTACCACGTATTTACCTTGCTTGCGCAAGATTAATGTGGAATTAAGCGTCCCGTAAGACTCAGACACGCTAGTCTTCGTCCTCTCAACTTCCAACCCAAGACGACTTACCATATCCATCCAGTGCTGGGAGAACCCAGGACAGGAACGGAAAAGTATATCGTCGCCATTGATCAAACAGGGCAAATCCCAGACCCCGAACTTCTTTTGCGCGAACAGAAAAGAAAATCTATTCTGCATACAAAGCAAAGGAAAACTGAGATAAGAACCCATCATCTGACCA